AGCGGGCGCCCGCTACCAGGCGCTCGTGGACGCCTGGGGCGCCCTCTACACCGAGGCGCTGGGGCAGCGCGACGCCGGCTACGTGCCGGCCGTCGAGCGCGCGGGGAGCCGCGCCTACGAGCTCGCCCGGACCTACCTCGCGGCCGAGGAGGGTCACATCACGAGCGCGATCCGCCAGGTCTCAGCAGACGCGCTCTCAGACGCGGCCGACGATCTGGGCAGCACGACTGAGCGCGCGCTCACGGAAGCTGCCAGCGAGCTGCTGAGCGCGACCGAGCACTATCTGCTGCGCGAGATCACGATCCAGATCGAGCGCGACGTCGCGCAGCTTCAGCAGGCGATCCGGCACGCCTTCCTCCAGGCGCAGCTCACCGCCCGGGCCAAGGGCTCGACGGTCCGGCGCGCGTTGATGGAGCACCAGTTCGCGTCCGCCGAGGCGCCGGCCTTCTACTTCCGGGACCGGCGCTCCTCGAAGTGGCCGTCCCGGCTGTTCGTGCGCACGACGTGGCGCCAGGCGCTGCTGTCCGCCTACAACGAGGTGGTGCTCGCCGTGCTCTCCGAGGCCGGCATCGCGGTCGCCGAGGTCGAGCACACCCACGGCAAGGCCGGCGTTCACGGCCTGCAGGTCGCCCTGGGCCCGAGCACGGCGCTGCCGGCCTACGGCGAGATCCGCAACGACATCTTCCACCCGAACGCGGAGGCGCGCCTGCGCGTGCCGGCGGCGCTGCGAGGCACGCGATGAACCTGATCGGCAACACGACGGGCACGCTCACCCGCAAGATCGGCAACTCGCGCCGCGGCGAGCCTCTCTACGCGGCCGCCTCCGAGATCGTGCGCTGCGACCTGATCCAGCTCCGCGCCCAGGTGGCGCCGACCAGCGTGCGCACCGACCAGTCGGCGACCCACGGCAACGCCGAGGAGCAGGTGGCCGACGCGCGGATCCTGTTCCGGGTCGAGACGCGCCCGCAGCGCGGCGACCGCTTCAAGATCGACGGCGTGGTCCTGCGCATCGAGGGCGTCGAGCCCCGGCGCGACGTGTTCGGCAAGCTCGACCACTGGGACACGACCCTGGTGCTCTGGGACGACGACGAAGACAGCGAGGAGATCGTGTCGTGAACGTCGGCATGCGCATGACCGGGGACGTCGAGCTCCAGGCGCAGCTCCGCTCGACCGGGCTCCTGGTGCCGGCCAACGCCCGCAAGGTGATGCAGGCGGCCGCCGACCGGATCACCAAGGAGGCCAAGCTCAACGCGCCCGTGGACACCCACGCGCTGGAGGACTCGATCCGGCAGACCAAGAGCTACTCGACCTTCCGGGGCCGGCTTCAGATCGACATCGACGTCGGCGGCTTCGTCGACGGCGTGAACGTCGACCTCTACGCCGTCGAGGTCCACGAGAACTACGACGCCAAGCGCGCCGGCCCGGGCACGCTCGCCAAGATGGAGGCCAACCCCGGTCGGCACATCGGCTCCAAGTTCCTCGAGCGCGCGGCCCAGGCCGAGGCGCCCAAGGTCCAGCCCTCGCTCATCCAGGCCGTCCTCGCGGCCATTCGCGGGAAGTCCCTCTGATGCGCATCGACCTGCTCGCCGACCTGCTCGAGGCCGCCAAGATCGGCACGCCCGGCACGTCCATCTTCGAGGACGAGATGCCGGCCGACGCCCGGGCCGGCGTGCTGCTGAGGCTGCCGATCCTCGGCGTGCCGATCGACTGGGAGATCCCGGGCTACCTGAAGGGCCAGGTGCAGGCGATCGTGCGCGCCCAGAAGGTCGCCACCGGCGACGCGCTGGCCCGGAAGGTCTCCGAGGCGCTCACCTTCACGGACCGGAGCTTCACCGACGACAAGGGCGTCGAGGTCATGTTCGTGAACTACCTGCGCCCGCGCACGCTGCCGATCATCTACCCCCGCTCCGACGGAAACGGGAAGGAGTGGTCCATCAACCTGGACGCCTGCTACGTGCTGCGATAGAATGTAAGTCACCACTGATTCATCTTCGCGAGAGACGATCCGCGAAGGCAGACGACGGCTCGGCGAAGGAGATTTGAGATGGCGTCCGATACCAAGAACGTGAAGATGGGCGTGTGCGCCGTCTTCTTCGGAGAGGAAGACCTCGGCTACACCAAGGGCGGCGTGTCCGTCGAGGTGACGACCGACACCCACGAGGTCGAGATCGACCAGTTCGGCAAGTCGCCGATCGACGAGGTCATCATGGGCCGGACCGTGACCGCGAAGGTCCCGCTGGCCGAGACGACCATCGAGAACATGGTCAAGATCATGCCCGGCGCGGTCATCGTGACCGACAAGGACGACCCGACCAAGAAGAAGGTCGTGATCCCCAACGGCGTCGGCACCTCGCTGCTGAAGATCGCCAAGGAGCTGCGGTTCCACCCGAAGTCCAACGCGGCCACCGACAACTCGGACGACTTCGTGATCCCGCTGGCGGCGACCGCCGGTGGCCTCCAGTTCGCCTACGAGCTGGAGAACGAGCGGATCTACAACTGCACGTTCAAGGGCTACCCGGACCCGAAGGACGGCACGCTGTTCTACGTGGGCGACGACGCCGTCGCCGGCGCGTAAGCCCTTGCCTTTCGGGGCAAGATAAGTCACCACTGACTTTCCGTGCATCCGCTCGGCAAGTCATTTTCACGAGCGCAGAAGGGCAGCATGTCCACGAAGATCATCGACCTCGACGCGGTGGACCAGTTCCCCGACATCGTCGCCAAGCTCGGCGGCAAGCGCCACAAGCTGGTGCCCGTGTCGGTCGAGGACTTCATCGCCAACACCAAGCTGCTCCAGACCCTGGGCAAGGACGGCGACATCGACGCCGAGGTCTCGGGCCTGATCCAGATCATCCTGCGGGCCTTCCCGTCGATGACCGACGAGATGCTGCGCAAGCTCCCGCTCGTGAACCTGAACAAGCTCATGGGCATCGCCCAGGAGAACGACGGCACCAAGAAGGTGTCGGGTGAGGCCTCCGAGGGAAACCCGGCGGCGGCGGCGTAGAGGCGATCGACTTCGGCTTCTTCGTCTCCCGCGTCTCGTATCACTACGGGATGAAGTTCCAGGACGTCATGCGCATGCCGCTCAAGACGTTCTGGCTCTACTCCAAGAACATCGACCGCATCCTCTCGGAAGTCGATCTCCGGCAGTTGCAGTTGGTGGCGTCCGCGACCTCCTCGGAGGCCTACGGCCAGATGCAGGAGCGCCTTCGCAAGCAGATGGGCGTGGTCATCAAGGTCAAGGACGAGGGCAAGGCCACACAGGAGGAGCTGGACCGCGCGGGGCTCGCAGACCTGAAAGCGATGGCACGGGGTTTCTGAGGCGATGACTGCAATCCGGGTAGAGCTTGAGCTGGACGACGGCTCCTTCACGACCCGGATGCTGCGCGCCGGCCAGTCCGTCGACGAGTTTCGCGCCTCCGTCGGCCAGGGCATCCGCCAGGTCAACGCGATGCAGGGCGCCTCGCAGGGCCTGATCGGCTCGCTGCGCGACGTCACGGTCATCCTCTCCCAGGTCCGGGGCGCGATCGGCACCTTGCAGTCGGTCACGACCGACTGGGTGCAGTCCATCATCCAGGTCAACGCCGGGTTCGAGACCACCCGCAAGACCCTCGAGGGCCTCGCCACCTCGGCCGACAAGGTCAAGGAGGTCGGCGACAACTTCGCCTACCTGCGCAACCAGGTCCAGAACACCCCCTACACGATGGCCGGGCTGACGGACGTGTTCGTCAAGCTCAAGAGCGCCGGCATCGACCCGACCAAGGGCTCGATGACCGGCCTCGTGGACGCCGTCGCGTCGTTCGGCGGCTCCGAGGAGCAGCTCAAGCGCGCCTCGCTCGCGATCCAGCAGATGGCCGGCAAGGGCGTCGTGCAGATGGAGGAGCTGCGCCAGCAGCTCGGTGAGGCGGTCCCGCGCGCGGCCGAGCTGATGGCCCGGTCGATGGGCGTCACCTACTCCGAGCTGACGAAGCTCCTGGCCACCGGCACCGTCGAGGCCAAGAACGCCATCCAGGCGATGTCGGGCGAGTTCGAGCGCACCTTCGGAGGCGCCGCGGCCGCGCAGATGGACACCTACAACGGCATGGTCACGAAGCTCCGCTCGAGCTTCCAGGACCTCGCCGTGAAGGTGGGCGAGAGCGGCGCGTTCTTCGACACGGTGAAGGCCAAGGCCGCCCAGCTCAACGAGATCCTCCAGAGCCGGGGCGCCGTCGACCTCGCGAACTCGATCGGCTCGGCGCTCACGACGCTGATCCGCTACGTCGACACCGCGGTCGGCCGCATCGCCTACTTCCGCACCGAGATCGTCCAGGTCGGCATCGCGCTCGCGACCGGCATCGGCGCGACCAAGGTGCTCGAGGCGCTCATGGCCATCGGCAGCGCCTTCGGCCAGGCGAGTGCCCAGATCACGGCGCTGGGCGTCGCGATCCGCGAGCTGCCGACCCGGTTCGACCAGGTGCAGACCTCGCTCTCGGCCGCGGGCGCCTCGTTCGCGACCTTCCGGGCCGGGCTCGCCACCGTCCGCACGGCCATCGTCGCCACCTCGGTGGCGCTCCTCGAGCTCGCGCCCGTTCGGCAAGAAGGCCAAGGAGGCGCGCGAGGAGGTCGAGAAGTTCGGCGCCAGCGCCTCGAAGGAGAGCCTGAAATCGTTCGTCAAGCAGATCCAGGATGAGAAGGAGCAGCTCACGGCGCTCGAGGCCGAGAAGAAGCGCGTGCAGAACGTGGGCATCTACGTGGGCTCCGGCTCGCGCGATGACCGGCTGGCCGAGCTGACCAAGCAGATCGCCGACCAGCGCGCCAAGATCCAGGCCGACGAGCAGCGCGCCTCCCAGGTGAGCGCCGACTACCAGGTCAACCAGGCCGAACGCGTGGCCAACGAGAAGCTGCGCGTGTTCGACCAGAACGGCCGCGATCAGCTCCGGCTGTTCGACCTCTACGGCAAGGAGCTCGCCGACAAGCAGGAGGCGGCGCTCGCCGCCGCGGCCAAGGCCGGCAAGTCGACCGACGCGCTGAAGGCGGAATACGCCAAGGCCGAGCGGGAGCGCGAGCTCGGCATCTACGATCTCCAGATCGCCAACTCCCAGGCCGCCTACGAGGACGCCAAGGACAAGGCGCAGAAGGCCGACGGGCTCTCCAAGGAGGCCCTCGAGCGGGAGATGGACGGCTACGTCAAGCGCCAGCAGGCCGCTCAGAAGGCGCGCGACACGCTGGCCAAGCAGCCGATGGGCGTGACGCTCCTCGCCAAGCCGATCGACGAGGACAAGCTCTACCAGAAGGGCAAGACGGCGCTCGACAATCTGTCGGCGGCGATCCAGGGCGTGCGCGCGAACCTGACCGGCGCTTCCGGTGAGGTGGCCGAGCTCCAGGCGAAGCTCGCGGCCGGCAAGTATGGCCCGATCGACTCCGGCCGCGTGCAGGAGCTGATCGGCCAGCTCCTCCAGGCCCAGGCCGAGAAGTCCAAGCTCGACGAGCTGATGGAAGGCCGCAACAAGTTCGACCGCGACGCCACCAACGCCCAGCAGAAGGCCGAGCAGGACCTGTTCGAGGCGCGCAACCGCAACATCTCCGCGGTCGACAAGATCGTCGTCGGGCTGAACAACGACCTCTACAAGGGGATGGGCTCGAACCAGACCCCGATGGAGCGCGCCATCGCGGCCGCCCGCACCCAGCTCCAGGCCGCCCAGAAGGAGGCGACCGACGCCGCGAGCACCGTGTGGGGCAAGCTGCTCGGCGGCCAGGGCGTCGGCGGCTCGG